ATTCTTGTTATCGTCCAGAAGCGGAATTTTCCTGTCAAGATAAAATGTGACTGCCAATCCTTCGGCGGTCAGCGTCTTTTTGTTGAGAGCATCATTGACGGATTCCATCAGGTTTTCAAGGGCTGTAGTGTCCCCGCCAGCAGGCATATCCCATCCGTCTACGTCAAGGGCAACAGTCTCAAATTCCTCTCCATCATTGGTTATCTGGGTGAAATCATAGGTGAGATAGGGGAATTGAGCATCGTCCGGCGCATCCTGGAAATAGACACGAGGATGGATAGACTTCAGGTATGGGTGCAGCAGTTTACGTAGATTCTTCATCCCCGATCTCCTCCTCTTCGTCTATTAGTCCCAGCGCCTTGTTCTCGTCCTCGATGGCGGATAGATACTGCCCCTCGATCCTGCGAATGTCGTCGATATGCTTGAACGTGGTTTCCCGGACGATACCCTTTTTCGGCATCCCTTTTGTGCCAAGCTCCTGATTCACGCCATACCAAGCATCATGTTTGACGCCGATTTGCAGGTCACAATCTCTCTTGCGGACCCAATATTGGGTACTGTTGTAGATACGCCGGTGCCTTTTCATGCCGGGCAATTGCTTTAGTTCCTGCACCATGCGCTTGCGCAGAAGCTTTGCGACATCTTTCAGGGCGGCCCGGGAAAGTTCTTGGATTGTGTACTGCGCACGGTCAACATTGGAGATGAATTCGATGCCGTCCTTTTTGATTTTGGTTACGCTTTTAGGCATTGGCACGGTTGACCACCCCCTGACATATCAACTCTATCAGTTCCCCGTCCTTGTCATATGTGCGGATGATGGTGTATAGCTTGTTGTTATATTTTAGTTTTGGTTGGTTCGAGTATTCCTCGCTCCATACCTCAAACATGATTTCCGGACGGAGGCCGGTTGCAGCCGCCTGATAGAATTCAGACTGTCGGATGGATCTCTTGTTCGCAAATACTTCTGTTTCCGTCTCCGCTTCAATCATGTCGCCCATGCTGTTCTCCGTAACGGTTATTGCTATCAGTTTGATTTTGTCGGAGAAATACATTGTCATTCCTCCTCTGTCGTGTAGTCTGTACGCCGCCTGAGCTCATCACGTTGCAGCATATAGTCTTCACGGTTCTTGTCCGCGTCCTCGTTTGACAGCCCGAACTTCCACCTTGCGAAAGAACGGACAGCCCCTAAAATGAGGCTGTCTGTTTCGTCTTCCGCCTTGGCTTTCAGAACACCAAGCTGCTGGAGGTCAAGGCGGCACTCCTCTATAATGTCGGTTAGTTCGGTGTCAACATCTGTTGATGTATTTCGTCTCACCGCCCGCCTGATTTTCGCAAGATAATTACAGGATACCGCCATGTTTATCCCTCCTTACACCAGCATGATGATTTCAACGTCTTTTTCTCCGTCGGGAGTACCCACGATATCGATTGTGTTTAGACTTAATGTGTCACTGATACTGATTGTCGGTGCGGTTGCCTCCCAAGCGCCATCAAATGCGACACGAATCATTTTGTTGTCAAGTTTAAATGGCAGTCCGAACACATCGTTGAACCCGATAGAAGTTGTTGCATCTGCTCCATCGTGCGCAGGTAGGAGAACCTTCGTTATAGTCTTAAATGCTTTGGTTCCTGTGACAACGTTTGAAGTAGCTGAATTTGCGGTGAAATACGGTAATTCTTCCTCAATCGGCTGGTCGTCAAAATCCGTGCCGTAAATATAAACCGCTACATTTGCAACATCTCCTGCGGTTCCTCCGGCTGTTGCGGTAATTGTTCTCGGCTCGGGCGGGTTGGACAATCCTTCCGTGATTTCGTCATAATCGCCTGTTACTCCATTCGCAAGTGCAACAGCGTTATCATCGGCTTTTGCGACTGCCCGTGTATCCCAGTCTTGTGAACCGGCGCAATTAAACCCTGAAACATCAATTCCATTCACGGTTCCTAAAGCCCTTATTGCAGCCTGTATTTTTGCCGCCGTGTTGTTGCTCGCCGTGTTGGCAAGCGTGATTGTAACGGTGTCTGCACCTTCTTCTGTTCCGACTGTAACCGACATCGTGTCATCTAAAGATGTTGCAAGCTTAAACTTGACTTTTCCATTCGGTTTAGCCCCCATCATTGCCGGTGCAGAAATGGTCAGTGTGTCCGATGTGGAATTGGTCAGTGTGGCGTAAGATGCTACCCATGCAGTCGTGCTCGTTCTTTTTGTTGCGGTCATCACTCCATCAGCGTCAGCGGCGGCGGCATTCGCTATTTTATAGCGGGCAACGCTCATTGCCTCGACTTTGACATCCCTTGCGTCAGTGCGCAAGTAACTATCTAATCTGCTCATAACTGCCTCCTTTCTTACGCGTTGGTCAGTGTAACAATAACAAACCCTTTATCCGCGACTACGTTTCCACCGACGAGGACTTCGCCTCTTACGGTAAGCAGACCCTCACCGAATTTGTAGTCATCCGATACAGATACCTCAAAATCTCCGAACAGACCCAACTTATAGTTGGCAGGATTGCCGTAAATCATGGTCGGAATGTCTTTGTCCGTATAGGTAGACTCCGACAGTGCGGTTACATCTGAACAAATCACATAAGGAACAGACAGCCCGCCATCTTTGATGATTCCGGTATTCGGGTTCGCGCCGTCAGGAATTATCTCGTAGACAGCTTTCTTCTCGCTCGTTCCTCTGACGTCACCGAATTTGATTAGGTCTTTCTTGTTCAGGAACAGTCTCGCACCAGCGCCGACATTTTCATCGCCGCCGTATGCAAATACGATTTTGCGAAGCGTGGTCTGGTCAATGGTGTTTGATGTTACTTCATAAGCTTGGCAAATTGCAGCTCCGTCTTTATCCTCAGCATTATAAATGCCGAAAGGTTCCGTTGATCCATTTCCGCCTATGATATATGATACAGCCTTTTTCTTTAACGCAATAAGAGCGCCCTTTCTGACCTTCTCCTCATACTGGAGCGGGGACTGCTTTTTGATCTGCTTGCTGACATATGACACGACATCAATGTCAAAAGGCAGGATGTTTGCAATCTTAAACGTGGGATCACTGGTGTTTGCTACAGTTCCTTCGGTTCCTGCTCCTGCTGTCTGCCAAGCAGAAACGAATGCTTCTTTGTATCCACCCATGCCTGTCATGTCCTCTACTGTAATCATGTCGATGATGGACGACAAGACATTAAATGGTTCATTGATGCCGCCAACACCGGTAGGTGTGGCTATTGCACCACCGGACAGAAGGGTTGACCTTGTTTCCGATGCAGATATCCTTGTTCTGCCGGTCTCCGCGAATTTCTTTGCTCTTTCCTCAGTTTCGTTTCTTCCCTGCGGCTTCGGTTCGGGATTGCCGAGCTTACCGGTCAAATCCATTTTTGACCTGATTTCAGTTTCTTCTTTAGTCAATGCGTCTACTTCGGTACTGAGTTCTGCCAATCTCTTTTCATCGGCTTCTTTCAGTTCGGTTTTGATTTCGGCCTTTCTGGCCAATATTTCCTGTAACCTTTTTTCCATTATTGATTACCTCCACTTAATTTTAGTTTTATTTCCAATCTCCGCCTTGCAAGTTCGGTCTCCACCTTCTGACGCTGCACCTGAGCCTCCGCCTCCAGGGCTGCATCCTTGCGTGCTTCGATGGATGTATCGTCATAGGCCGGTATGTCCACAGCGGAAACGTCATATAAACGCTTCACCCTGAGTACCGTCCATGTTCGATTCTGATAGTCATACGCTTCCTGACCGATCTGGAATCGGAAGCTCATGCGGTCAATATAACCGTTCTTAATGTCGCTATAAAGCGACCGCCCTTCCTCCGTTCCGTCAAGCCTCGCCCGGATGAAAAGGCCTTCGTCATCAACAGTGAGCTGCAAGGTCTTGTTTCTTGTTCTGGCCATCACGCGCCCTGAATGATTGTAATTAAAAATAACATCATCCATCTTGCAATCGGTAAAGGCATCGCGGGCAATTTGTTCTTTGTATTCCAATCCGTCAATCTCAAAGAGGACGGTCGGAGAATTGAACCTTACCGCATATCCCTCTACCCACAATTCTTGATTTTCTTCTTCGCCTATCGCACGAGTTTGAAATTCAAACCGTCTTTTAGTCAGTTTCGTTTTGTCCATTATCTTCATCCCCTTTTTCTCCAGTCTGATAAAGTGACTGGTCTGTCGCTTTTACATAATTAAGGCTTACCTGCGCCTCGTCGCCGCCCTCAACTGGGGCATATCCGAACATTTCCCGTAGTTCGTTTTTGGTAAATAGTCCGATTTCCTTTGCGGCGTTCAAGATGTTTACTTTTGTTTGCATTGCCGTGTTCAGCAAAACCGACGAGTTAAAAATGATCCGGTTTCCCGAATCGCGTTCCCTTTGTGTAAAACAAACATTTGTGAAGGCCTGCCCCATCTGAATAAGCCTCGGTTCAACCACTGATTCATAAAACGCTTGCCACTGTGCTTCTGTGTAGTCAGACATTAGGATCGCATTCGATACACGCCAATACCGGAGGATATTCTCACGGATTTCTTTCATTTGCGCTGCGTTTGCACTCCAGGGCGTGACGGTTAGCGGTGCATATTCTTCCATTGAATCAACACCTACGATGCCGCCTTCTTTTGCGGCCTTTTCAAATCGTGCCGTGAATTCGTCTGTTGCCTTTGTAACGTCTTCCGGGGATAACATTGCCTTTTTCTGCTTCAAAAGCCCTCGGACTTTGTTGGAAACCGAGAGCGCTTGCATCAAGCCCTCGTTGGATGCCTTTTGCATGTCTAACGTGTTGTATATCGGATCGTTGCCATCCCCCCCAACGTCCCTGGTGTTGAAAAACTTTCGGAGGATAACAACATCCTCGATGTTTAGTGCTCTCTGTATGCCATCATAGTCTGTAAACTGTACGGCATATCCTCCACCGTCTATGGGCAATATCTCAAAGTTGTTATACTGTACCGGTATCATCATTTCCGGAAGCAGACCGTTCCACTTTACGTAACACATAGCAGTTGTATTGGTTTCAACATGGGTCACAAGTTTGTACTTTAGATCAAACCCAGTCATTAGCGGGTTAGGTCTCTGGTTCAGTAGTTTCACATAAGGGGAGTTACGCTTTATGTCTTTTATTCGCCCGTCCTTATCCAAAACAACATGCAGTGCCTCAGCTTTAGCCGTATGAGTTGCGATACAGTCAATTACCGCCCGGACAATTTCTTGTTCATACACCTCCTTGTTGAACGGAGCAGAACGGGACGATGTCCCGCTATAAACGTATCGGACTTTTATAAATTTAAACAACTTGCTGAATAAGCCCAATAATATCACCCCCCTTGTCCTTTCCGGGTTATCATGTTAATTCGGTCAGGCGCATATGCTGTTCTTGTTTCAGGTCTTGCATACATGCCGATAGAAATAAATAGGCCGGCTTTACAAGCCGGACATGGTTTACCTTCACTTATTTTTCTTTTAGTGTCCAAATTATCACCTTCTATCATCGAATGTACCGAAGATATTCGTCCTCGTGGTTACAATAGCCGACATAAGCATTTAACAGACTAACTAAACCGTCAATGCGCTTTGTCGTGCCTGTTTTCACTGGTTGGATACTCTCTATGCCGTCTTTGTTTGCGGATTTCTTTGCCGTGTTGATCACACACCAACGTAACATCGGGTTATTGTTGCTGATTATCCGGTGTTCCTCAAACAACCCGCCTAATTGCTTCATTGGGTATGTCCACGTTACGCTGCCCTGCCGGATTTTCTCCATGTCAAAGCCATAAGATTCCATTTCCTCCCGCCAGTAACCGGATAAGGCGGCATCATAGCATATCCACAGCGGCCTAATGTCGTAAAGGTTTACCATGTCAACAAACCACTGGGTTACTGCGTGATAATCAACTGTCGCACCCTCGCATATATGCAGCCATCCTTGCTCTGCCCAAAGCTTATACGGAGCTTCCCTGTTGTTACTGTGTTCAACATCGTCCAGTCGGCTTTTAGGTAAGAAATATTTTTGCAGGACATAAAAATTCTCATCATTCGGTTTCCTGATTAATAGTGTCGCGCATGTTAAGTCGGTAGTTGCCGACAAGTCGCACCCGCCGATTGCATAAGATTTTTTCAGGTAGTCAATCGGTATAACCTTTTCATTAACGCAGGCCTCATATGGCAGCCACGCCTCGGCGCTGCTTTCCGGAATATTAAAATCTTTTGTTAAAACTGTTGGAAGAAACTTCGGGTCTCTCTTTGCTTTCTCTACATACTCCGCCAGCGTCGCTATTGATTTTATCTTGCCAAGTCCCGGGTTCGCTTTTGCCCAGCAATGCGGGTTCGTCCATTCGTCCCTGCTGTCAAGCTCATATATAAGCGGCAGCAGGCGATAATCTTCAAATCCCGGTTCCCACATCGCCACCTTAGAGCAGTAATCGTATTTATCGTCAAAAAACATTTCCCGGACAAATCCATTGGTTGATATTAACCAGGCTAACGGCTGCTCCCTTGCGCTCTGCGATTGTATCATTACATCATAGACTTTGCTGTCTCTCGCTTCGTGAAATTCGTCCAAGCTAAAAAAATGGGCGTTCAATCCGTCCATTGTTTTTGTATCTGCCGCAAGGGCTTTTATAAAACTGTATGTGGCTGGAAAGTATATATCGCTCTGGCGCTTTTTTGTTATGCTCCGGAGCGCGGGGGATTGAGCCCTCATGTTTACAGCTTCATTAAAGATAATTGCTGCCTGGTCTTTTTTATTAGCCGTGCAGTATACTTCCGCGCCTCCTTCTCCATCAGCAATAAGAGCATATTGTTCAACGCCAGCGGTCTCGGTTGATTTCCCGCATTTACGTCCCCGGATGTCAACAACCTCTCTGATTCTCCGGTTATGTGTGTCCTTTTCTTTCCAGCCATAAACTAATTGGATTTTCGCCTTTTGGAACAATTCAAGGATTACGGGCTTACCCGCCCACTTCCCTTTAGAATGCTTGCAAAACCTCTCTATGAAGTCGATAGGTCTCTGCCCGGCTTCTTCGTCAAAGTAAAAGGGGAAGTCCGGCGATGGATTCTCTATCCAGCCAATTTCCCTTTCGTATACTGCCTTTACCTTTCTTGAAGCAACCTCATCACCTGAATGTATCGCTTTCAAGTATTCGCGCGGCCAGTTCATTTCTTGCCACCCACCGCGAAGCGCAGAATCTCCTCGCTTAAATCTTTGGCGGATTGCTCCGGGAGCTTGTCGGCCAGCTGCTTCATCACTACCTGGTAGTTTTTGACCATAGCATTATACAGTCGGGCAACCGGCCTCTCCCTCTCGTACGGGTCTATCTTTTCGGACTGGGTAAACATTTCGACATAACCACCCCTATCTAAGTCAACCTCGTAATCTTCCAGGGTGACGCGCATATATGCCGCCCGACGGATAAGTCCATCGTATAGAGTCAGGAGAGAACCAGGCAAATCCTTGTAAATTTTCCGTATTCGTTTGTACTCCTTAGATATCCGTTTATCTTTTTCTAAATCTGCCATGTTTATCACCTGCCTTTCTAAGTAGGGGGGTCATGCACGTACCAGTGAGTAACAGAGAGGGGCCCCTTCGGTCTTTGTCTATACCCTATTTCATTTTTGACCCCCGGGGGGCTGTTGCCGTACAACTAGCCCGTTCTCATCAAAGTAATACCCCTGTACAACATCGCCATCGCAGCCTTTTGTTTCCTTCGTATGACAGTCATGGCATAGGCTTTCAAGATTCTTCGGGTTCAATGCTATCGACGGGTCACTAATATTCTCCGGCATTAATTCAATGATGTGATGTACTTCCTCTGCTCTTGATGCACACCGACAACATGTGTAACGGTCTCTCCTTAACACTTCACGTCTTACCTGTTGCCATGCCATTGAGTTGTAAAACGCTTTAGCCCATTCCTTAGCCACACCACCGCCTCCCGCCCCTGGCATGATCTTGTGGTGTTCAAACCCCACACGCACCATATAAATATAAAACCCGAGCGCCACCGAGGAGGTTTCATGGGACCAGCCGGTGGATGCCCGAGCAGTGAGCTACAAACCCGTTTCTTGGCAAAACAAAAAGCCGCCCATCTCGGACAGCTCTTTAATTATATTATATATCGCTGAATTTATTAGTCAAAAGCCCAAATGGACTTATTGGCCTTTTTTGGTCTTTTTGGCGGGGAATTTTACGAAATTACTTTTTTTATACGTTCGCAAGTGAAACTTATCATGTTTTTTATCTGTTCTCTGCTGCATTTCCTTTGTTTAGCCATAAACCTAATACTCATTCGTTCCCAAAAGTATTGCCTAACTAGTTCGTATTCTCCCCTTGATAGTTCATCCAGCGCTTTGTCTAACCATTTTTTTGTGTCGAGGAGGTTATTAATTTTTTTAATGCTTTTGTCTATTTCAGCTTGGTACCTATCTATGATTTTTTCTACCTGCCGATATGTCTGATCGCTTACACTTCCGTCGCGTGGCATACCGTCAACGCTTATTGATTTTAAAGGGTTTCGTGCTTCTGCTTGTAGAGATATGTATTCATTCAACTTCTCTTGTTCCTTCTGTATATCCTTCCCGATAAACGGATAATATTTCAGCAATTCGTCAATTTTCACCCGCACCGCCTCCTGCTAAAGGAATCTAATACATTATCCCGAATTTGCAGATATGCCTTTTCAAACTCCGGACATTTTCGGCGATTGTCAGGCCATGCCTCAGCCTCCCGGTATATCTTAGCTTGTACCGCCTTTTTGACTGCCTCTTTACTATCGTCAATTAACACCTCCAACTCTTGTACAAGC